TGCGTTTGAAGAAAGCCATTTACTAGACCCACGAACTGTATCTACCAACGCATGAGATGTTGCCCCACCAGAAGTATTTGTTCGTGACTTAATCCAAACCAACCCACCCTTGGTAGATAAATCAATACCGTTGGTAATTGTCTGTGTAGAGCCGTTACCCGTATAGAGATACGTAGAAAACACCGATTCTATATAATTTGCTTCACTAGCCGGTGAGCTTGTTTTAGATGCCGCAAACATTTTTAGCCCTCCACCCCTTTGTTAATGCCTTTTCAACACTATAGCCATACAAATTAATACGCGCCCACACAGTTCCAATCTTAAGACCAAGTTCATCGCACCATTGCTGCATAGTTTGCTTTCGCCCATCATGTTCAAGAACCACATTGCTGCGCCTGTTGTTGGCTTGTGTTTTTGCATTAGCCCACACGACATTTTCTGGTGAATAATCTCCATTTACGTCTTTGCGTTCTAAAGACATTCCTTTGGGTTTTTCTCCCATGTCAGCATAAAATCCGTCAAAAGTTTTCCAAAAATCACATACGACAATACCTCTTGCGCCATATCTTTCATACGCATGACTATTTAAATCATAACAACGCTGCATCATAGAATGCCATATTGCGTAAATTGGCGTTTTTGACATACCGTGCGTTTTTGATGGCATTGAATTTCCTTACGGAGTGTAGTTCTGATTAACGGTTACGCCGTACCAATTCGTGCCATCACTAAAAAATGAATATATATCCAACCTACTTGCCGTAGCCGTTACCGTTGGCGCAGTACCGCCGGGCCATTTAACCGTAGTCCATGTCACCGTGTAACTACCAGCGCCCGAACGCAGTAATAAGATAAAAGACTTACCAGCCGTTGCAGTTGGCATAGTAATTGTTGCTGTTCCAGTTAATGTGATGTCCTGCATCGTGCCATTAACAAGACTTAACGTAATAGCTGTACTGGAATTTGCGGTAAACCGTGTCTCTGTGTAATTGGTAACAGTGGTATTTGTTAATGTTAAGTTTCCTACTGTTGTTGCCGTTCCACCTAATGCAATGGTGGTGTTACCAATAGTGACGTTGCCAGTAACAGCACCCGGAGCTTGACTTGCCCAAACTGATCCTGTTGATGTCAGAACATTGCCTGACGTACCCGGAGCTATACTTTTAACTGAGCTTGCAGCATTACCAATAATTACACTTTCAGAATCTAATGTAGTTAGACCTGTTCCACCTTGAGCAGCGGTAAGAGGCGTAGATACGCTACTAATAGTGACATTAGCAAATGTCATGTTATTTAGCGTAGTAACGGTATTACCAAGCTGAACAGCAGTATTGCCTATAGTTATTGGCGTAGCAAAGTTGTTATCTAAATTAGATAACGGAATAGTTGTTGTTGCATTCGCAAAAGTATTTGGCACTGGCATTTTAGAACCTCGTTCTTAGTTCATGTTCAAATTGGAAACCGTTAATAACAATTGGTGTTGATGTGCTATTAATAGTTATACCTAAATATTTACCCCACATCTCAGCGTCAGATTTGTATAAATAATAGCCAGCTCCCGGAGACGTATTAGCAAGCCAACTAATAATTGCATTAACATTATTAGACCACTGTATTTCTTGGCTTGAATTATTTGTCCACTCTATTGCATTTTGAAATTGTATAGCTGGAGACTGCGCCGACTCTGAATCTACATAAGCAGTAAGATTTGTAGGAGAAGAACCTAGCGTTGCCTCTATACCAATCTTCAATGCTTGTTTATCACGAATGGGATCACCCATTGCATCTAATGATGTTTCTAAAATAATATCTACTGCAACAGTATCATCGCCATATAGCTCAATAAAATTAGTACCATTTGTGCCAAAGAATTTAATCTTACCGCCTGTAGCAATAGAAGATATTAGCTTAATATTATTCTGGTTAGAAAAAAACCATTTCTTCTCAAAAAATATTGCTTGTATGTAACGATATGTTCCAGAGTCGTTATACCGTATATTAAACGCAGCACATAATATGCTATTTAACAATACTTGACCTGCCGTAACTGTTGCCGTAGAAAAATCTATATTTGGGAACAGCCCGTCAAGTGGATCAGAAATCTTTGATGTAGTAGAGCCAACAAGAGCATATACGCCATATTCGTTCATAAACAAAACAGAACGGAAATAAGGAAATATTGCGTACTGCAAACGTGATCCTACAGAAGCACTAATGTTTGTATTTGTAAATAAAGTAATACCTGTCTGATCTACACGCACATCCGAGAACACGTTAATGCTGTCCTCACCAAAAATGTACAGAAAATTGTTGGCAGACAGTAATTGAGTAATGTTACTGCGTAGTGTTGCGTCTGTAATTGTAAATACGCCAGAAGACAAGCTGACAAAATCAGAATATGAGCCAGCAGCCGAGTAGCTTACAGAACGCCCTTGCGCTACCCAAGACCGCCCTGAAAATGTTTGTATGCCTGTAACTGGATTACTGTTGATAATAGCTTTAGCGGCTGCATTTGAGCCACCACCGCCAGCAATAGTCACACTAATATTAGATGAGTTGGTATAGCCAGTGCCATTGTTGGTCATAATCACTTGGATTACCTGACCACCAGCCAAAATAGCTGTACCAGCAGCGTTTGCACCGCCGCCTCCACTTATAGTTACCGTTGTATTGGAAACATTTGTGTAACCAGTACCACCATTAGTTACCAATACAGTTACGGTTCCTCTTTTAAATGTAGAAATACCAGCAATTGCTGCCGCATTACTTCCACCACCACCAGATATAGTGATCGTTGGTGACGATGTATAACCAACACCCGCCTCAGTAATCGAAATTCCAGTAACTACATTAGCAGTCAAAATGGCTTCTGCTTGAGCCTGTATACCACCTGTTTCATTAGGAGCTGAAATAACTACAGAAGGTGTAGTCGTGTAGCCAGTTCCTCCATTAGTAATTCCTATGAATCCAACGGAACCAATAGAGACAAGGTTAGTACCATCCCAACTGTAAACACCATTATCAGGATCACCGATCAAAACGCGCTCATCTTTAAACTGCGTTATGTTGACCCTTGAGTTTGAAAAAGTACCACTAACAGCAACATTTCCTTTTGTGCTTGTCTCTACGTCAACATACTCACAACGACCATCTTCTTGAAATGCAAGTTGATAGTCTTTGTTGTTTATGTTTGCGGAAACTAATGTACTAGCAACATTTGCAAATGTTACTGCCGTATTTTTTTCGCCTGATATAGTTTTAATATTTGCATAACCAATAGGCATGGCATTCTCTAGCCATGAAAACTCACCTTCCTCTAAGGCAGTACGGTTTGCTTTCGTGTTTACGCCACGAAATTGCTTAATTACTTTGTACGACTTTTTTTGTTCAGCCGCAGCCATAATTAAAATGGAGTGCTATAAGGGTTAGGAATACGTCGTGTCATGGTTGTAACCAGAACACTACGAACTTCTTGTGCATATTGTTGTTTGTAAATTTCAGATTCCCCATAACTCTGTTCTTTAAACTTCGCTTTATGAGCAGCAAAGTAAGCTACTGGCGTAGTGTATGGCTCAATAAGAACATCAACCTCGTTAGATGAAACAAGGTCATCAGGCAGCACAACCGTATCCATCTCAAGGGTGTACACCTGATCTGGAACAGGAGAGATAAAAGCTGTCTGCTGTCCATAAACAGTGAATGCTACTGGCCTACCTATGTAGTTTTGCCAATAACGTAATTGAGCGTTGAACTGAGTCCACGGCAAATACTGCAAAGGAATGCGACTGTTTCCCCAATAAATGTTGATATTTAAAATATCAATCGTATTTATGCTGTCAGGGAATGATGCGTAAGGTAATTTTTCGCAATTACCAGCATATTGCAGCGTAGCAGTTCCGTCAGTAAATGGTGTTGTTGGGGGATACGCATAATTTGATGCTGGATAAGGAGGTGCTGTAGTTCCTAAAACACCAGCTACAGTTACTTTGTAAATGAAAATATTTGAAAATACGTAGTCATTTAACGCAACAGTAGCACCAGCAGTCCAAGCAACAGGATTTGCTCCACCCGCTACGGGAGACATTGGAGTTTGTGATACTTGGATTTTTCTTAGACAACCAGTATCCCTAACTGTTTGCTTACGGGCTTCATTAATGTAGTCCGTTAGTTCAGAGTCAGAATAGAAGTTTCCGTTGGCATCATGCAGCAGCCTACGAACTTCCGTGATGTAACCGGATAAAGTTGCCATTTAATTGCCATAATTAAGCGGCTTTTTCGACTTTTCTCCCCACCCCCCGTAAAGGGATAGGTGGGGGTAC